GTCGCTTAATCCAGAGACCATTACGTTCGTATACCCATAACTCCCAACGAGTATTGTTAGGAGTGTCAGGGCCAACTAAATAAGCATCTAGGATGTTCGGTAAATGAATCTGCTTTAAGTCATCTAGGGTATCTACTCGACCTCTAACAATAAAGCCTGTGTTTGATAAATCTTCGTGGTCAGACATAGTAAGCATTGAATTAGTGGAGTTACGCCACTTAGCTATGTTAGCATCATACTTACTTTTAAAAGAAGCAAATTGCTGGTCGAGTTCATCGTATTCTTCAAACAACTTAATAGCCACTCCGTAACATAGTACCGAACGAATTAAAGAATCAGGAAATTCTTCGTAGTTTTGTGATACTGATGTAGCTTCCAGAAACTCTGTTTTTAACTCGAGATTAATTTCGTCGATAGCAGTGTTGATGAAGAGTAACATTTTATCCTCAGAATAATTATTGAACAAATTCCCTGTTAATATATGCACGTTCTTTATGATGTTCTCAACCAGCATAAGTTAGCCTCCTTTACATAGACTCGTTATAGTCTTCTACGATTCTACCTCTAGTATCTTTCATTAACGCAATCTTACGGTCATAGTGACGAAGCTTACGTCTGAAGTCAGCAGCGAATTTTTTATGAATTCGATACACATTACCATCGGCTGGGATTTTAATGGTTGCCCCATTAAACCCAACCAATACGTAAGGGAGGTATTCTTTGTAGATTTCAGGTACTGATACATCTACGTACTCTGAGGTGTCTCTAACAATTTTGTTAGCAAACTCATTACGAGTTTGTGACACCTCTGCTATTGTATCTTGCATCTGTGCCTCGATTGGTTTTTGTCTAACGTTTTTCTTTATACTTTCCACTGTATGCCTCTCCTTTCATTGTATTAATATTTAATATTTAAAGATGGTCCGAAACTAGCAATTGGTGTGATAGCAGTATAGGTCTTTGTGGCCTGTGAAGGAACAAAGTAGAAAATCCAAGCTGCTTCTGGGCGAATCATCATATAGCCTAGAGTGTCAATTTTGAAACCAATTGATTGGCGTTGGTCGATTGGGTCTAATGTACCTGCTGAACCTTTAGGTTTAACATACATCTTAGCACCAGTGCGTCCGTCAATACCAATTTCAACTAGGAATTCTTTACCAAACATAATTGATTTATGGATAGGTAATTGATACCAGACTATGTCTGCAGTAGTTGGTTCTACTGCGTCAGTAAATAATGCTAAGAAATTAGCAAGTGTCATTTCAACATCTGAACCATCGGTAGGTAGTGTTGTTGCTTCACCTGTTGTTTTAATGGTTACTTTACCTTTAACTTCTACAGTTTTACCTGCATCGTTAGTAGTAAACACACCATATTCAAATACAGCATTGGCTTTTACTTCATTAGCTCCGAAAGATTTAGTAGCTGCAATAGCAATAGGAGTACTTGTTTGAAGTTTAGCAGTTCCTCCTAATGCTTGAATTGCAGTGAGGTCTGATTCATTTAAGAACCATTTGTGCATTAATGGTATTGCTGAACCGTCAGTTAAGTAACCATCAGTGACTTTAGCTAGGTAACGTGCACCTGCATTAGCATAGATTGCTGCACTAGCATCTTTAGTTAGAGCAAATATACGACACTTAATATCACCATCGTCATCGTACCATTCGCCTGGATTGGCTAATTCATAACCGAACTCGAAGTCATCTCTCATGGTTTCTTCAAATGATAAGTCAAACAACTCGATAGGTTCTCCATCAAGGTAAGGTTTACCATTGTGAGTTAACTCCATGTAAGCCTGAACTAATGGGTCATTGATTAAGTCGTATTTGTGTTCTGGTGAACAGATAATACGGAACTTATTGTTAAGTGGTTTGACTAACCATCTCTTTAAACGTAGAGCCATTTCACGGTAGTCGGCAATACCGATATTGGATGTAAGAGTCATCTCGCCTTCGTTGTTAACTGCATTAGGGAAAGCTTTACAAGCCATAGAAACCAATTCTTCTCTTGCTAAGCGTTCAGCAGTTTCGTTAGCGATTAAAGCATATTGCCCAGTGTAGTGAGCGATGATAGGGTCAACAAGTTGCCATTCAACTCTGTCAGAGAAAGCCATATATCTTCCGTAAGATGCAAAGACTCCAGTGTAGGATTCTACATATGTACGGTCAGATTTAGGAATTTGTAACTCTTTAAGAGGTTGAGTGTGGGCAGTTAATCCACCCCATCTACGGATTAATACTTTTTCATGTCCGTTAGGGACAGATTTCTTTTCTGCGTATTTACGAATAACAGAGTGTTCAGAACCTAACTTTAAGACGTCTAGTAAGATTTTGTCATAAAAGTATTCGATTCTTTTGGCTCTTTTTTCTGCTTCAGTAATACCTTCTCTTTGAAGTAAACCATTGTAAGCAGAAGAAATGTTATTCAGATTGTCTAAATCGGCTAAGTCTTCAATAAGAGAATTGGTGCCTGCTACTTGTGTTTGAGAATAAACACTGTTATTAGTAGAGCTGGCTCCTTTTGGGTTTGTTTCAAATGCCATATAATCTCCTCCTTATGGTGTTATTTAGCTTTCAACTCCTTGAGGGTAGAAGCAAACCATGATTCGATATCATCAGAACTATTTGCACTAGGTGTTCCAGGATTAGGATTATTAGTCTTATTAATACCTGGAGATTGTTGCTGTTTTTGCTGTAGGTCAGCTAGAACAGATTCTCTAACCTGTGCTTCTCGAGTCTGCACTAATGTATCATAGTTAAGTGCTCTGTATAGAGTGTCGAAGTCCAGTGATGGGTTTCTAATTAAATCGAACCCAGCATTGTGAGCTTGTCTAACAAATTCCTCGAACTTAGGTAAATCCATATTGTATTTAGCCATTAATACTTCTGCATTACGGTTAAATACAGTTCGTTTGTTTTCTGTCTCTAGAGCTTTAACTCTCTCCTCGTATTCACGGAGTTGCTTTTGAATCTCAGGTGTAATACCTTTTTGCTGAGCAATACGTCTGTCGGCTTCTTCTTGCTGTTTCGCTATGAGCTCTTCAACAGACATTCCTTGTGATTCAGCGATTCGTGTTAGGGTTGAAAGATATGTTTCTTTATCTTTCTTGGTTTGGTCGTATTGACTTCTAAGTTGAGCCATCGGATTAGTAGTAGGTTTTTGTTCTGCTTGGCTAGCATCAGCAGGTGGTGTGTTTGGCTCAGTTTGTTGTTGTTGTTGTTGTGTATCTGGGGTAGGTTGTTCCCCACCCTGGTTTGTTGGCTTCTCATCGGCATCCAACATAAGTTTTAAATGTTTGTTCATTCTGCCCTCCATTGCACCGTGTAATGTGGCGAAGATTACACTGTATTCTCTACGATAAGGTCGTAGGCACCTTTTATGACCTTGCCTATTCAGGCATTGGCATCACTGGAGCTGTAGGTGGATTTTCCCTTTGTGCTTGACGTTCATTTGCTAACATATCAATAGCACTTTGAGGGTTAACACCTTCGTTGACTAAATTAGCGTATGAAACTAGAATGGACGTAATATCTTGTTTATCATCCTGCATACGTTGGTAAATCATACGGTCAATCATGTGGTTCTTATCTGCGAAGTTCTTCATAGTTACCCATTCTTCAGGAGTAATAATAGGTGGGTTGAACTGATATTGCATTTGCTTCTCCATCATAATATCAGCTTCCATGGAACGTCTTTCAATGTTATTAGGTAGGTGTGGAGTAATATCAACTTTATAATCGAAGGATACTCCCGACTTCTTTAATTCATCGAAGTCAAGTTCTTCTATATGGGACACCTCACCATTAGGTCTTAACCTAGGGAAGGTCCTTGGACCACCGAATTCGATATAGAAGTGCAGAATCAGTTCAGTACAACTCTTAATGAATTCACTTAACATTGCAATTCTGGTATTGTCTGTTGAAGCTATCTTCATTTGCATTTGTTGCATAGCCCCAGTTGTTTGAACTGAACCTGTATCTCTACCTGTGTACCTATCATCTACACCTGTAATCTTCATGTTACTGTACTGTAAGTTTTGTCTAGTAACATATCGGTTAGGGTCTAGACTAGGTGGGTCAATATACTTGACTACGTTATCTGGGTTAGTATTAGCCACCCATAATTTGTCTGGGTGATTCCCGTACTTAGCGAATTGTTTCTCATTAATTCCTGAGTTACGATTCAGAATCCTTGGTCTTTTTAATAAGGATGCCTGGTGGGTAACATCAGTTGAGTCAATAATATTGACAGATATATAGTTATTTAGAATTAATTTACCAAGTGGGGTTCCGAAGCAATCAGCTGTTGGTGGAGAAGCATACAGCACCCTGATTGGGAAAACCTTTGGTCTAATGTCTTTTTTGATATCTAATATAAAACCGTCATCAACCATCCAGACTTGGTCTATACGGAACCCCTCATCGGTTGCATACTTGTAATAACAAGTAAGAAATCTAACTGTGCCATCTTTAGGTTGGCGTGCACGTTGGTCGTAGTAACCTTTTCCATAATCTTGTGGAGTTAAGTTAGCTCTGTCATACTGCATAGTGTCTAATAGCTTCTTGTATTCCTGAGCCCTACGCCTAAATCTCTTTTCACCTAGAAGCTGAATAAGAGGAACTTCGTCAGCAATAAACATTGCTCTACCATTGTATGGATTCTCTCTTGTGGCTGGGTCAGGGAAAAACTTTAATGTATCTATGTGAGCCATTTCTAGTTCTCCAACTTGTAATTTCTCACTAGAGGTGATCATTTCCCCGTTCCATCCAAACTGAACAACCCCCATATTGAATAGTGCTGCTCGGTCTCCAGCAAGTAGTGTGTACTTAGGGACTCCTATAATGTCCCAGATGTATTCCAGAAATTGATTAATCTTTCTAGCTGCTTCTTTATTTTTAAAATTCCTAGGGATAACCTCTCCTCGGTAATTCCCAGAATAGATGTTATTCATTAATTGAGTTTTCATATAGTTAATCTCGTTAGTATCTGGCTTAACAGCGTAACCTGGAACAGCTGACTTAACTATATCCCAAAAATATCCTCTGTCACATGCATCTAGTAATTTCCACAATCTTTCTTTGGGTGCTCTACTAGTTGCAAAGTGTTGAAACAAATCAAGTAGAGTTGTGTGGTTGTAGCCGAGCTCGTCAGTGAACTCTTTATTTAACTTCTCTAAGTCGTAAGGTTTATTATTGTTCAATGTGCTCAGCTCCCTTTCCTGTATTTATGTAGTCATTAACAAAGTCGAACGCAGACTCGTAAACTTTTGGAGTATCTTTAACTCGTTCAGGCTCTTCTTTAAATTTGGCAAGCTCTGCTTGTTTAATCTGCTCCTCTAAGCTTTTAGAGTACGCTTGGTATTCCTGAATATATTTTTGTAGAACATCA